GTTTTTTCAAAGTAGATATGTTTAATCATATCAGTTGGAATATGTCCACCTGTCGGAAGTACTTCGTGTCCTTCATCAAATACTAACTCCACAGTTACAGTTAAGTTTGATTCATCATCCCACTCTCTTTCTTGTTCTTCCAACAATCTCCACTCACCACGATTTAAATATTGGTCTTGTAGAGCACAGTTTAGAAAAGAAAAAGTTTGTCTTAGATTTTCGTAAGAATCAGAATATGTTGCCGCTGGTGCAAGATGTCCTTTATCCCAAACATTTCTATAATAATCTGCATTATCAGATGTGTGAACATCTTTTTCTGTATAAAAGTTCATTGAACCTCTATCTACATTCTTAACTCTATTAGTTGATGTATAAACCAACTTCATAGGTTGTTCGTAGATTTCATTGTACCAAACTTTAAAGACTGGATTTTCAACAATTACTTCCGCTCTTAATTCTTTTTGGGGTTCTTGAGCAAAACCCTCTTTCTCACATCCATATAATGCTAAAGATATGATTAAAATTTTCCATAGTTTCATAAAAACTCCTTTTGTTAATATATAAATATTAGATTTTTGAGGATATCAAATAAGTAAAGTTATAACATATTTTTTTCTTCTTTCTGTATGAAAGATAGTGATAGTATCACTCTTGATTTATTGCCTATTATTTTATCTGTTTGATGTACAGTATGATATGGAGCAAAAACTACCATATCACCTTCATCCATAGGAAATTCTACACCATTGAATTTATAAACACCACCTTGTTCTGGTTTTTCAAGTAATACATTAAATCTAAATTCTTTTGGATTGTGTGCATCTATGTGTTTTATTAAGTAATGGCCTTCTTTGAATTGTAGTAAAAAATCTCCCCAATATAATCCTTTTAAGTTTTCAAAACCTTCATTTAACTTATTTTCAATACCAAATTCGTCTTTCCATTTTTCAAAAGCATATTTTCTCCATCTTTCTCCTAACTCGGTATTATAAATTTTTGGCCCTTCATATAAGATACCATACTGGTTATTATTAGGCAATCGAATCCAATCTTCATTTGGATAATTTAACAACTCCATAAATTCTTCTTTCCACTCCATAGGGAAAGCGTTTTTTATAAGAGTTATATCCCTTATGTATTTAAATTTCTCCATAAGTTTTACCCCAATCGGCTTTGACAGGAAATCCAAAATTTTCGAGAACGCATTTAATCTTTTTAATTGTTTCTCCTTTGTTTGTTAGTATATAAATATAGTTAAATTAATTCTTTCGAAGAATTTAAAACTATATCCAGATACGAGTTATTTGAGTAACAAATATCAATTAAATTTACTCGTGTTGTTTCAACCCAAGCTTTTAATTCTTCCTTCAATGATTCCCATTTGGTTTCATTAGAAACTGATTTTTTTATTAACTCCATTAGTTCTTCAAATGATTCATAGGTAAAAGAAAGTGGATATGGGGTTTTATTATATTTTCTCTGAATTTCATTATAAAAATCAAATACCTTAAATGAAGCTGGTAAAAATAATTTACCACTTAAAATTCTAATTACTGATTTTTCACTAATATAATCCATCTCCATCCATTCATCAATTATCTCTACTTCCGCAAGAGGAAGTATTTTATAATACATTTCATGAATATTGTTTTTATTTGCTTCATTACCCCAATCGTGAATTCCATATCCTCTTTTATTGATATAGTTTTCTTTTATAGAACTTTGAATATATTTTCTAAAATCATCTATTTCTTTATCAATTCCACTATCAACACTATCTTTAGTAAAACAATATGATGAGTATGTTATATAAACTTCTGGTATTTCTAAAAGAGAGTTTATTTGTTTAATCTTTTCTCCAATAATTCTTCTAACCGAATAACTTAATTTGTGTCGTGGTTTTATTTCTTTTAAATAATCATATAAAAAGTAAGAATGTTTTATATCTAAATTCGAATCGTGAATATATGATAAAAAATTATTTGTAAAAACATAGTGTCTATTTTTAAATTTTTTGTTTTTTAAAATTTCATCAACAAATATGTTTGAATTTTTAATTTCGTATAAATCATGTGAATGACTTATACCTTCCCAATCTATATAAAAAATATTTAACTTTTCACCAAGTAAATTTCCTTTTTCAATTAAATCTTTTTTTAAGGTGTATTTAAAATAATTTACTGTTTTATAGCTATATCCCCTATCTGTAATAATTCCGTTTTGCATAAGATAAGTATGTACATCAAATATATGATTCCCATCTATCTTATCCCAATCACCATCACCACAGAAATTTATTTCTAATGGAGTTTCTTTATAATTTGTATGTAAAGTTATTTTTTTATGTTGTTCTTTAAAGAAAAAAGCAGGTACATCTTTTACATCTAAATCAGTACCATGGAAAAAGTACCAAAATAAATCATTGGTGTAATTATGATGTACATAAAATTTTTTCATAATAAACTTGGAGTTTTAATTTCATTTTTTGTAATAATGTAATCAAAATATGAATTATTTTCGTGAATTATTTCAACAAGTTGTTTTCTTAGATTTTGTACATATAATGTAAGCTTATCTAAAAACTCTTTCCATTTTACTTCATCTTTTGTAATTTCATCTATATAATCAAGTTTATCTAATACAAAATCATATTCTAATGGAAATTCTAAAGTAGGTTTATTATAATTTTTCAACCACTTATCATAAAAATCAATAGTAGCTCTATAAAATGGAATGAAAGGTTTTCCTACCAAAATATGTGATATTGATTTTTCAGTTATGTAATTATCTCCACTATTAGCTTTATTATTAGTTTTTTCAGAATGATGCTTTGGTGAGTGTTCGAATAAAATACATACATCTGAAATACCAAACATTTTCCACATATTTTCATTCATATTATTTGAATTCCACTCACCACCCCAATCATGAATACCATATCCTCTTTTATTGATATAGTTTTCACTTGGCATAGAATCTAATAATTTTTTTCTAACATCAACTTCTTTTTGTGTTTTAAATTTATCGATTTGTAACGATGATTGAAATGAAGAATTTGTTATAGATATGTGTGGGTTATTTAGTTCTAAAACTTTATCTGTTAATAATTCTTTATCACCATACAATCTTCTAATTGGAATATTAATTTTATATTTGTAATCATTTTTATATTTTAGATAATCACCAAAAAAATAATAATCTCTAATACCTAATGTATTTGGATATATAAATGACCAAATTAAGTTGGTAAATACAAAATGATGGTTTTTTACATTTTCTGCATTTGGACTAACTTCATCAACAAAAAATTGTATATTTGGATTTAGATTTTTATACCATCCTTCCATTATATAAGGGTCATGTCCTTCCCAATCTATATAAAAGTAATGAATATTATCAGAAAGTATTGAAGCTTTTGAATTTAAAAATTTTAAATTTTTTTGATTTATTTCAACCATTATGTTTGAATTAAATCCTCTATCGGAAACTCTATTATCTTCTAATAAATTTATACTATAATCAAACAAATGAAAACCATCTGTTTTATCCCAATGCTTTTCATTACAAAAAATTACCTCGATTTTTTTTCCTTTATACTTTCCATTTAAAATTACATCATCGTTTACTTTTATATTCTTATTATGTTGATTCCATTCTTTAAACCAAGTTGGAACGGATTCAGGTTCTATTTCTAACCCATGACAAAATAACCAAAATAATTCATAGGTATAATAATGATGTATGTAAACTTTAAACTTCTCCATAATTTTTACCCCAATCTGCTTTGACGGGAAATCCATAACTTTCGAGAACGGATTTAACTAATTTAATCGTTTCTACCTCAGATTCATCAAACTCGAAAAGGAATGAATCATAGGTATATAATATAGGTAGAGGCAATTGTAATTTTCTTAACTTTTCCATCACTTCAATATTAAACTCAGTTTCAGTCGCTTGAAGAAGATAATTAAAGAATTTTTGTGATGTTGGTTTTTCAATCCAACCTAAAGGAATTTTTCTTCCTTTTGGAGTTTGTAAATAACCATTTTTCACACCATCTTCTTGTATCTTTCTAATAAACTTATCAACCTTATCAAAGAATGGAATCTTTCTATCTTCATCACTCACACCACCATAAAGGATTCTAAAGGTTCTTCCTTTGGATTCATCGTAATCACAACCATATTGGTCTGCTAACCATTGGTGTACCGATGTATCGGGTAGTTTGTGTTTAATCAACTTACCAATAATTCGAACATGATAAGCATCGTAATCAAATTGTAAGAACAACTTACCATCTCTTGGAATAAACGATTCTCTCGAACCATCTTTCTTGTTAAGAGCAGAAAAGTTAACACCACCATGTCTATTGGATGGTCTTGAAGTTATCGTATAAGGATTATATTCGGTGAATATATTCCCTAAAAGTAATGAGTTTTGGTGATTAGGCCATCTATCAAGAAATTTTTCCGTATCGACCCGAATACCCTTTCGTTCAATCTGAGAAAGGATAGGAATCATCGTATTATCAATCCAAGTTGTATTGTCTTTAAGAAATTCTCTAAGATAATTTGGATGTGAAGGAGAAATATCTCCCCATTCACCAACAATCTCTCGTAGAACCTCACCCCACTTCATTATAGGGATACTCTTACCTAAGTCATCTCTTATACCCAATCGGTAATAAAAGTTCGTTAGAACCTCTAATTTATCACCAAAGGGGTATATTTGGTTTTGTTCAAAGAATAATGCAGTTTGAACATCTTTTAGCTTTTCAATATTGATATCGGTTTGTAAAAAACCTTTTTTATTCCAAATCCACTTGTTTTGAGTGGAAAGAGATAAATCAATAGTTAGAGGTTCACAATCATTATGATTAAAAGGTAAGATAAAATCTATATTTGAAAATCGGACATACAAAAATGACAACCTATTATTCATAGGATGTTTTTCTAAATCTTCCCAAATTGGAATAATCGTTGATTGTTCGTTATTCCAATATTCAAGAAATTGGTCTTTCTCTTTATTGGTTTCTACTATAACCACTTATTGGTCTATGTTTAAGTTACTATCGTGTATTTCTTTTTACGATTTCTATGAATTGAGATAAATCTAAATATCTATCAAACATAATACTCGTATCTTGAAATATTTCCACATACCACTCATCGTTTTCTATTTCATCCGAAGTTGGTGAAATGAATGATACGACTCCGTTATTTCCAAGGTCTAATGTATAGTAGTAGAAATTATCTCCTTCATCGTTTTCATCAAATCGTTGAAATCCTAATGATATTAAATCTTGTTCTCTCATACTACACCTGCATTGTATTCCATAAGTATTAGTTCTGCAGTTTCTTCATCTACATACCCACTCCCATCCATATCGATGAGGTGTCCTACATAATACATTCCATCTAATTGTGTTAAATCTGTTTTTTTCATTTTATAAATCCAAGTTTTCTTTTTATATCTAACCAAGTCTCTTCATCACAATCATTTTTCATTCTATTAAAACAAGTTAGAGTTAATTGACAGTTACCTGGTATATATCCTTTCGAACTATCTATTCTATCTACTGATATTTGTAATGAGTGATTTGGAATTAAGTTAAATCTTTCATCCATATCCCAACCACTAATTGCACACTTACCTCCTTGTAGTAACCAAAGTTTTTGAATGTATTGTTTGTCAATGGTTAATTCATGACCAAATAATTTTTGGTATTCGGCTGACGAGTAAGCTTCAAGACCTTCTTCTATTCTTTGTTTGTTTTTCTTAGTAAAGGTTTTACCACCTCCTGCTCCAAATCTAGCAGAGGTTCGTACTTTATCCCAAAGTTTATCTTCTACTATTTTGGAAATTTTTGTAATTGTTTCTGTGAAAAATGTGTTTGTCATAATTTTAATTTTTTACAAATATACGAAAAATATTTTAAATTACCAAATTTCAAACCCACCACATTCTCTGAGGAATGAAATAAATCTTTGTAAGTGTGCTTTATCAACTGAATGTGATGATTTTACTACCATACCATCTTTAGTTACGATTGGTGTTGTGATAAGTTTACCATAGTATTCTTCATTCAAATCTTCTTCGACTTTTGATGTAGCAAATTTACCATCTAAGGTTGTCCAACTACCCATACAAAGTTGTAGTTCATCTACATCTTCCACATCGAAGAACTCTTTACCGATTTCTTCTAATGCATCAGCAAGTTTGTTACACTCTTCTTGAGTTTCCAAACCTCTACCATCATTTGAACCCCAATAAGATAAATCAAGACCTAAATCTCTCATATCATTTACCATTTCTGATAACATGACGATTGGTCTCCATCCCCACCAATTGGAACGAAAGTAATCACCAGGATTATTTTCTCTAAATTCTCTATCTAATTGCCAAAACTCATCTTTGGCAGTTTCACTCATTTCTTTCCATACTTCATTTGATGGAAATTTAGGTTTTTCTGAACGAATGATTGGGTTTTTACCCGAAATATCTACTCCCATAATTTTATAATTTAAATTTTATATTGTTAAGTGTGTTAATTTTTCATTTAATCGTTTCATATGTTTACAAGGTGAATGTCTACGAAATTCTCTTGCCTTACAATCACAATCATCGATTTTATAATCTGTTACTCTTACTCGATAGTAAGATAACTTACCTGTCTTTTTGTTACGAGAACCCATTTCTCGATAATACCAACTATTTGTCATAACCAACAAAATTGTAAGGAATTGGTTTAACCAATCCTTGTTTAACTGCATATGGATATTCTTCGTTCAACCAATAGTTTTGAACATTATCCACTTCATCATGTATATCTTGGTAAAGGTCATTGATATCATACCCACTACCATACTTAATACCACCACAAAGAACCATTAGTTCATTGAGTTTATTGAAATCGTTTTGGTATTTAACTATTGATTCGATGATATTTTCTTTCATCATATCAGCAACCTTGTCATTGTAATCATACATTTCTTTTGACCAAGGTTTTGTTACTTTAGGTTTTATTAGTACTTTCATAACTATGAATTTAAAGTTAACATTGAAAGAGGAACATTATAAGAACCAAATCCATTTAGAACTTCGATTACAGCCTTAGTTCGGTTAATTTTCTTAACTCTACATTGTTTACCATTCAACTTAGGATGGTTAACATTTACATTAGCTCCAATATAAAGTTCATTCTTTATATCCCAAGCTAATTCGGATTTTTTAATTTTGATTACTTCAACTACTTTAGAGTTCAACTCTCGTAGTTCTTCAAGGGAAAGGTTTTTTAATTCTGAATAATTCATATCTTTTATCTTTTAATGGTTTAACTTATTTACATAGTAAATATACGAAAAATATTTCATATATCCAAGCATTTTTTTACTTTTTTTTAAAGAAATTGATAATTGTATTGATATCCACAATCATCATCATACCACTCATCTTCTTTAACCTGATTTAAAGGATTTAGGATTTCGTTTAACTTATCAACATCAACTTGTTTCCAATATCCAAATCGAAGATAGATTGGATTTCCACCGCCAAAGGTTTGACCTACTTCGAACTCACCAATTTCATTGTTGATTTTTTCAAGGGTTTTAAAATCAATTTTATTTCTCATATCTTTTAGGGTTTAAATTCCACTTTCCATTCGTTGAACCTTATTGTGATGTTCAGCCTCTGAATACTCCACTATCGAAAGTACAGGATTGAACTTAGTCATCAACTTACCACTAGCGAATCGCCAGATTACATTATCAATGAAATCTTTTATCATAAATGTTCCATCAGAAGAACCAAATCCTTGGTCCTCATCCCAATCGTTTGTCCATTCAGTAGCAACTTCAGTTGCAATATCCAATAAATCCCATTGGTGGATTTTTAAATCACCAATCATTTTGGTGAAACCATTAACTCGATGAGAGTTGAAAAGAAGGGTTGTGGGGTCAATCAAATAATTCATACTTTTAAGGTTTATATTATCACTCATTTACATAGTAAATATACGAAAAAAAGTTGAGATGACCAAGCAAAAAGTGAATTATTTTTGCAAAAAATTAAATATTTTTTTAGCTAATTTTTCATGACCTTCTTGTGATAAATGAAAATCACCATTATCGTGAATATTATTTTCTGTAAGTTTGTTTTCTAAAGACCAATTCATAATATTTGATAGTTCATTTGGTATGTACTTATCAAATGGTGATTTAATTTCTGGCCATGCTAACATTTGAAAATCAACATTTTTAATCGATGAAGAAATAAGTTTTAAAATTGAATAAGTTGAAAATATATCATCAAACATTATATAGTGTTCACCAGATAATCGTGCTCCATATGTATCCGAAAATTGTGTAAACTCATCATCTCTATTATCATCATCTCTATTAAACATACCAGGTAGAATATGTATAATATTATCAACCTTACCCCAATTACCTTCTAAATAAAATTCAGAATCACTTCTTTTATCTAAAAGTTCAAAAGATTTTCTATGATAATCTGTAAGTTGGAATAGTATTAATGAGTTTTTTCGTATTTCTTCATTTAAAAAAGCAGTAATTAAAGATTTTCTTAAAAATTCATTTCCTGCACTATTTCTTGAATAATCAAATATTTCAGATATATTCAACTCATGGGCCACTATGCGAGAAAATGGGATGTTTTGTCCTTTATGAGAAGTACCAGATGAATGAGAACATCCAAATATATAAATGTTTGAGTACATTATATTTTTGCTGAACCAACATCAATTGGTTCTCTTTTCATATGATTACCTGTTGAGAAATCTGAACCTTCTTTTACATATCCTGTTAAGAATGCTTTTCTAAATCTTGTAGAATTGTTAGCTTCAGACCCATGCACTACATTAGAATGCAATAATGCTACTTGACCTTTTCGTAGATACCCATCTATTTTTTTAAAACCATGGTCTGGTGGTAATACACAAGGTTTTCCTCTTTCGTTTTTCCAATTCTTTGGATTTGATTTTGTTCTTTCATCATCAATTTCAATAGGCAATCTTCCTAATAAGTGAGAACCTTCTAAATACCAAACAGAACCATTGTTAGGGTCATGGTTATCAAAAGCAAGAGAAATATTTACAATTTCATTTCTATTACATTGGGTATAAAATATATTTTGGTGTTGGTCTCTACCTAATTGTCCTGGTGGTTTAAAATAAGCCCATGTTTGTACAGCAAATATTTTACCTTGCATTAAAAATTCACAAGCTTCTATAATTTTAGGATGTTTCATTAATTCAGAAAGTTTATCTGAATCTTTATGTGGATACATATATGGGTCATATTCTCCCCACTGTCCATCTGTATCATTTTCTTGTCTTTGGACTCTGATTCGTTCTAATTCCTCAGCATAAAAATCTACTTCTTCCTCTGTTAATAGATTTAAAATAGATACTCCTTTGTATCTCCAATCAAAAAGTAGTTGTTGTTTTTCTTCGTGTGATAAATAACCCATGTAACCTAATTTTTAGTTTATATCTATATATATTACGATTTGTAAAATTGTAATAAATTTGGTAAGTATAATTTTAAATTTGGAATTTCTTTTGATAAAAGTTGTATTGCTATTCTATTTGATTCTGATACTGATTTATCAAGAATATTTCCCTTATCATCATATTGTGTTTCTTTAGGTCCTTTTATTCTCCAATCTAAACTTACTACTCTATAAAATGGATTTGTTAGATAGTTACTAAATTGAATTGAATTTATCTCATAAATAGGAGAACCTTTATCATTTGATTTTTGACAAAAAAACCGCGTTATATATCCTCTTGTATAATCAATTTCATTTGGAGTAGGTATATGAGTTTTTACTCTTATCCTATTAAAAGAGTGTTTTTGATTTGTCAACTCATTATATTTATCTACTATATTTTTCATTATGAGAAATTTCTTAACTTTCCTTTAACTTTAGTTTTCCATAAACCACCCCCAAGTTCGTGTCCTACTTCTACCACTTGAAAGGCACTTTGTTTAAATTTCGCAGGTAAATCTTTTATCTTAAATATTTGACCTGTTACAATTCCTGTTATTCCAAATGTTTCAAATTCAAAACTTATTGGAATAAGTACATTTGTAGATGATTCAGTTGTTGCTTTTGATAATAATTTAAATAAAGCTCTATCAGTCCAACCAGCTACCAGTAAAACGGATTCCGCTTCTGCATTCGCAGTATTAAAATTTATCCAAGTACTTCCTTCGGTAATATCATAATCACCATTTCTATCTTTTACTCCAGTAATTACTTTTCCATATTGTAAAAATAATTCAAAATTAGCTTTTCTTATTTCATCCTCATCTGGTGTTTCTTCTTCATCACCTGTTTCATCAGCTGGTTCTTTTTCAGGTTTAAATGAATTTAAAATTGATAAGACAGGGTCTTGTTCTACATTGAAAATATTTGATAACTTTACATTAGTTGCACCATCACTATTCGTATTAACACTCGTTGAATTTCTTTGACCTATTATTGAATTTTTCATCGCAGCTGGTAAATCCATATCAAAGTTTGAAGTTAAAAATGGTGTGTCTACTCCACTTGACACAAATTTAGGACATTCATCAAATAAACTTCTATCAGGTGAACAAAGTGTATTATCATAAACTTCAAGTTGATTATCTGCATCTTGTTTATTAGGAGTTTGAGCTATTTCAAAATACCAATAATTATCAACTGCGGATGCAATACCATTTAAAAGTTCTAAATATATATCTTTTATAACAACATTATTTCTTCCCAATACTTCACAGAAAAATTCAAAATTAACAAACAAGTCTTTTAAATATCCGTAAGTATGTGCTTCAAAATCTTGAGTTATTGTACCATCTGGCCATTTATATTCATTTAAGGGTTTGACCTGTGGAAAACACATATCATCCTCTATGTCAAATTGGTCTAAATCCGCAGTTTCTTCAGGTACTCCATTTTTTATCGAAAGAAATGGTGAATTTCCTTCAACCTCCGATGTTGATGATAATGCCTTTATCAAATCAAATGCAGGTGTATTTCTATTTGGTATAAATACTTTAGAAACATCAGTAGAAAACATATGTTTAAATCCTCTACACAATGTGTAATTGGTTTCTATTTTAAAATTCATAGGTTTTACACCAGAACAAGGTGGTGCGTTATCTGTACGCTCTGTTAAATCTACTGCATAAGAATTTAAAATTTCAAAAGCAAGTTCTAATCTTATAAAACTCGAAGTATCAAAAATTTGGATACCTGATGGAATTTTAGCATTATAATCATTTTTTTTAGAATTTATACTTTGTCCTTCTAATTTTTCTGTTAAAGTTTCTCGGATTTTTTCATCCATATTAATAAAATTACCTTTATGGGCCCAACCCTTTCCCCTACTATCTTTACCCACAGTCAATAAATTTTTAACTTTTTGTGTTTGTTTTTCTTGAGGTAATCTATTAAACATTTGCATAAAAAGAGAACGGCCAATAAAATAATCAATTCCTTTAGCATAAAACCGTTGTTGTGCTTTAATTTTTGATTTTGAAAATTTTAATCCTCCTTTTGGTTTGTTATCCGCATCAACATCACCACCTTTATGTTGTTGTAAAAATGCTGGTATTTCTCCTATTGTTGTAAGTTCAACATCTAATATATAAGTTTCACCCTCTGAATTTTTTAAACCACTCTTGGTTATAAAACCAAGATATCCACTATATTTGTAATCTGAGTTTTGTTCCTTTTCTTTAACATGAATAAAATTATTATACTTTGCCATTTCACATGCACCATTACTAAGAGTTAAAGATGCCTTTTGTTGAAGTGATTTTGGGTGATTCCAACCATATTCAACTAATACTGTATATCCTGGTTCTGCAAAGTATTTCTGAAGTGTTTCAGCTTGTTTTAATGTAAAGGCCTTGATAGAAAAATTAGTTTTTCTTGATAATCCACCTGCACCAAATGTTAAACTTAAAGCATCAATTGTAGGTGATGGTCTAAATATTCTATCTGTTTCAGGTGTTCTTTGAACTGAATATGATTCTTTTTTACCAGCCTTTGTTGTTGTAACTGATTCTGAAAATGCATAAACATTGTTTCCTCCAAAATCTACACCAACTCTACCAGATTTACCACTATCACCGTAAGTATCCACAAAGGCATTTGATGAATTAATAGATTCAAGTATCAATCCATTATTATAAGCAGATGCAATTCTTAACCACGGCATATATTCACTTACTTCTCTATTATTACCGCTTCGGTCGTTTAATAGTTTAGTAACACCTGGTTCGAAATTTGATAAGTTTGGAAATAACATAATTATTTATTAAAATTATTTATAATTTCTAAATAGTCTTTAGGTATTCTAAGAATAGTACCATCTTCAAATGCAAATGGAGCATCGTGTATATTGTTTGCCGCTAATATAATCCAATGTAATGAAGAATCTCCATAGAACTGATTTGCAAGAGTATCTAATCTATCTCCTGTTTGAGTAACGATATAGATATCATTATCCTTTAATGGAATATTTGGATATATCTTTGATTTATATACCTCTCTACCATCTTTGAGTTTTTGAGTTTTGTTATTTGAATATCTACTTGCCATAATTTATATTATCCTACTTTATATACTCCACCGTTAGCCTTTCTATTAGCTTCTCTTTCTTCTCTTTTCTGTTTGAGCTCTTGTGCCTTTATTTTATCTCTTTCTTCTTTTTTCTTTAAGTTTTCTTCTCTTTGTTTTTTTAGTTTTTCTTCTCTTTCTTTTGCTCTTCGTTCTTTTTCTAATCTAATGTTTTCTTCTTTTTCTAATCTTGCATCTTCTGCATCTCTTGCTAATTGTAAAGCATCAGGTTGAGTACCAATTGGGTCATCTATATTCTGTTTTACCCAATCAAGATATTTTTTATTTCCGATTATTTCACCAGTAGCTGCATTATATAATCCTGTTTGATAACAAACATATTCATATTCAGTCCCTCTAACTTCATTTACTTTTTTATAATAATATCCAACATTACCATCTATATCTGTTACTTTTCTAACATCTTTTGGATTTCTATATTTTATTTCTCCAATGGCCCAATCTTCAACTCCTTGAGATTTCAATTCTTCTGCCTTTTTATCAGCATCACTTAAAACTTTAGATTCTGTTGTTTCTTTTGTTTGTTCTTTTCCTGTATCCTTTGGTGTATCAGTTGATTCTTTACCAGTATTTAAAGATTTAGGAGTAGAATTAGTACCTGAATTGTTATTTTCTTTAGAATTTTGTTCATCTTGTACAATTCCTCTATTATCTACTTTAGGTGGTGATTTGGAGAAACTATCAGAATTAGCAGATGAACCACCTCCTATATTAGAAGTACCTCCACCTGTTTGTGAATCTCCACTAAATGAACCTCCTTGAGCCCCTCTTTTTTCATTTACAAGTTTAATAGCCTCATCACTTCTCTTATATGAATATAAAGTTTGTTCATCTCCAACTTGTTCAATAAATTTAAAAGTAATTGAAACATCCACTAACTTTGGTAATTGCAATCCATCTATATCAATTTCCCAATTACTATTATCTGGAACTGTGTATGAAAGTGATTCTATAAATGATGTTTTATTATTATACATATCTCCTAACCTAAATTCGATAATTGGTGGATTTGCATATTTTATATCATTATGAGTTGATATTTTTGGATATGCTTGTTTTGATAAAAATTCAATTTTTTGCCACATAGTAGCCAACTCAGTAGGATTGTAACAAAACATTTGAAGTGTAAGTGCTAAGTTACGCTCTACCCCATCGTATGTATAAAAACTAAAAGGATTTCCAAAAAATTTAGATGTACTCCATTGTGGTGAAACTGTTTCTGTTATACCAGTTACACTTGTTCTGAAATGTACAGATTTTCCTCCTTTTGGTTGTATCCAAAACGGAATTAAATCTAATCTTTCTAATTCTTCAGTATTACCAGTTAATCCTTCAGAGTTTATCCTATCTCCACCATTTGTAATCCCATATAAGGATTCCATATTTTCAGAAGTACCACTTTCACCACTATTCTTTGGATATTTATTTTCAGAAGTATATGGATTTTTTGAATACCCCTTTAATCTAAAAAACTTACTTTCTCTTGAACTTGCATTTTGTGGTAATACACTTAAATCTATTCTTGTGAAATTACCACTTTGGTCATCATCTGTTGCTTCTTCTCTAACAATATCAGAATATTTTAATTCATTTGAATAGTTAGTGTTGGTAGATTTACCTTCTCCTAATTTTTTATTGTTTTCTTGTGATAAATCTGTTTTTCTTTGTAATTCATTTTCAGTTTCTGCAGTTGGAGTTTGTATATCTGTATCTACACTCTCTTCTGTAATGTAAGTATCTGTATATGATGTATATGTAGAATTAGGTGAATAATTTCTTTGATTATTTGAACTTATACTATCACCAAGAGTTTTTTTCTTATTTAATTTTTCAGCAACATCCTTTTTTAAATCTACCTCTTTTTCTGAATCAGGAAGTGATAGTTGTGTTTCTCTACTATCATTTTCTGTAAATGGTAAATTAACAGTTGAATATTTTTCTGTATCTGTATATTCAATAGAAGGAGTTACTTTTCCTACTTGTTTATTTTTATTGAGTAAATTTTTTGTTTTACTTTTTAACTCATCAATTTTATCTGTTGCTTGAGATTCTAAAAGTTGAAGTTTATCGTTCTCAGGTTCATTATATTGATTATTTCTAATTGTAGTTGAATATGGATTTACAGAAGAATATTCATACGAACCATTTGTTGGTTCATTTTCTCCTAATCCAGCAGGTGAACCAAATAGTTTATCTCTTAACTTATCTTTAACAAGTGAAATACCCTGTCCTAAGATATTTCTACCGATAGTTCTAAAATTACCACCACCAGTTTGTTTTAAGAATTTTCCAAATTCAGTTCCATTAGCATCATTTCTTATTTTACCAAGAGTAATCATTGTATCAGGTTCAATTCCGGCCTGTAAACCTCCATGACCATCAACATAAGTTGGAATCATTGCATTGGGAATACCTAATCGAGAATTAATACCATCTCTTGCTTGATTTAAAGAAGTTACTTTGCCACCAAATACAAATTTACCAAACTTACCTTCTGTGATTTTCCCTAAACCTTGTCCAATTAACCCACCATCACCGGCAGAACCACCAGTTGCCTGTTTCATCTTCTCAACTGATGATGTACTTCTATTAGCAATTCTTACAGATTCATTACCATATATTAAAGGATTATTTAATTCTACTGCAGACTTAATTCTAATACCTGTTGCTTCTTGTTCAATAACAGTATCCTTATCAGGCTTTACTGAGGTATAATTAGTACCAAAAACCCAATTTGATTGTCCTTCGTATATTTCCTTTAATGTTGGCATATATTATTTCTTCGCAGTTAATAATGTTGCACCTTGATTACCACCTCCATCTGAATTTGCTCGTACAAAATCAGTTAGAAGTTGACCATCTAAGTAAACATTCATATTTTTATTATTAATAGCATCTCTAACTTCTGTTAATCCTGTTAAAACCATCATTTGATATTCTGAAATGGATTCTTCATCTTTCTCTTCGGATTCTTTACTTGAACCTCCACCAAATAATCCAGCAATCGCACCTAAACCAATTCCTACTGCACTAAGTGCAATTAATGTTGGTAGTGCTGCTATTCCAGCAATACTTAATAATCCAAGTGAACCAGCTAATAGTGTAAAAGCACCTGCAAGTGATAATATACCACCTACTAATGGAACTAAGTTAGTTACCATGTTAGTTAAAGAATCTAAAACATCGACTGGTATTAAACTTAAACCAGCCCCAAATACTCCTAACCCAGCTCCAGCTATTCCAAGAGCAATACCGGCAAGTGTTAGTGAGAAGATATATTTACCAAGAGATGAAAGAGATATAGCAAAACCCACTATATCCTTCCCAAGTTGTGCAAAATCAATACCAGTTGGAAATGTACTTACACCTTTACCAAATACTGCCATACCAGCACCTAATATACCCAATGATAATGCTGCCAGACTCAATGGTATGAATAATAAACCTAAAGGTGAAATTAAAGCTCCAAATGCCAATAGTTGTTTTCCAAGAGAAACAAAATCAAAATCTGGTACTTTTGCAATTTCTTGTAATGCTTTACCAAGAATGTACATAGCTCCTGCTATTAAAATCATAGCACCTGCTCCTGCTAAAATCCAAGGTCCTGCAAAATTCATAATCGCACCAACAGCCGCTAGTGATAAAGTTAACCCTAAAAGAGCTAAACCTGCAATACCTAATGTATCCAATCCTATTCCTTGAAATTCTTTTAATGCTTTACCAAGAACATACATTGCTCCAGCTATGATAACTAAAGCAGCTGCCCCTTTTAAAACATCATTCATTTTTATTTTACCAATAGATTTACTTAATTTAGATGCACCATCTCCTGCTTTAGGGTCTATTGTTGATGAAGCGGAAGGTTTATTTCCACCACCTACACCGGCCATCAATCTATCTTTAAGTTTACCAGCCCCTCGTCCTACTTTTGAGGTTTTAATCCATTTACCTGCTTTGCCCATCATACCTCCAGCAGCACTCATAGTGCCAGAACCAAAAAGTTTTTTAGCGGCCAACGCAGCACCTTCTTTAACCAACCCCATCATGTTTTTAAGAATTTGACCTGTTGATTTTACAGCTCCTCCTAAATTTATTCCCATATCTTTTAAGAATGGTGTTGCTTGACCAGCTGCAACTGCAATACTACCCAATCCTTTAAGTGTTTTACCCATTGGACCACTTGCAAATGCGGTTAGTGATTGACTCCATGTATCAAATGTTGAAAGTTGCATTGAACCATCATCATTTAACTTATCCATGTTCTTAGCCATCTTATCTAACTCATCAACTGATAAACCTAATGCTTCAGCTGCTTGTCTCCTTTGGATAACATTCATCTTTTCAAATGCAGCTGCACCACCAAGTTGTTTTATGGTTTCTTTAACCGCTGCTCCAGTCTTACCTTCAAACGCCAATCCTCTTGCTCTGTTAAGATTAATGTTTCTACCTAACATTGCGGATAATTCTAATTCTTTTGTAATTGATGATTCAAAATCAAGTAATCCATCGGTTACTTTACCAAGTGTACTCATAGATACACCAAGTTTTGCGGCTTGAACTGCTGATTTAGCTAATTCTTCTGTTGCTGATGCTCCATATGATGCGAATAATTCTGAGTTTTGAGCAATATCTTCCATCGCTTGAGATGGTATTACTCCTTGTTGTTTCGCAAATTGTTTTGTTTGTTCGGCCAAATCCATTGCTTGTTGAGCAGTCATTCCACCAGTTCTTGCAAGTGTACCAACAAGTTTCGCAGCTGATTCACCACTAATACCCATATTAACAGCCATCAAGTTGGTGTTTAATCGAGTTCTAAAAGTACTACCTTCAACTCCACCAAATTGATTTGCTAATTCTTTAGTAACTGCAGATGCATCCTTGAATGCTAAACTTAATAATGTTGTTTGACCAGTTGCTCCTGTCAATCCTCCAACAAATCCACCAAATTCTCTTGTAGTTTTACCAACTTCAGTAGCAACAGCTCCTATTCCAATTAATAAAGAACCCGCAATACCACCAACAGTAGATGTAAGTAATGATGCCGTTTCAAGAACACCAGCTATACTATCTTTTATACCTTCATATACTGCAAGTTGTTTATTGAGAAACTTTTGTTGTTTCTCTGTCATATTTGCAATACCTTGTGCTTTATCTCTTTGTTCTCTTAAATTTTTTGCTATCTGTCCATGAATTCCCAAAGTAGGCCCTAAAGACTCATAATGGTCATCTAACTTTTTATTTATTGCAGCTTGAGTTACTACATCTTCTGATGATGTATTTAATAAATCGTTTTGTAAAGAAGCTATAGATTCAAATGTTTTTCTTTTTTCAGCATCAAGATTTTGGGCATTAGCCATTATCTGAATTCTTGCCCTATCTTTATCTACTAAACTTGCTTGTAATCCCGTTAATCCTTTTAATTTAGCTTCTTGTTGAATGTAATTATCTATTAATTCTTTATTTTGTTCTTTGGCTTCTTTTATTTCTGAATTTACATTTTTTATTTTTTCAACAATAGCCTTATATTCTTTATTGGTTTTTTTATAGCTGGCAACCGCTTCCGCACTCTTTAGATTTTGCTGATTAAGCAAATTAAGAGCTTCTTTTTTTAAAGCATTAGCCTCTTTAAGTGCAGCGTTTATTTCTTTTTGATTCATTTAGCCAACTCCGTAGTAATATACTATTCTAAATCTTTTAACATCTTTTCTAATTCTTTAGATGCCTTTTCAATTTGTGTCATTTTATTAACAATAGCAACAGGTACTTTTTTGTTTTTCTTTGCTGCCTGTAACGCTCTATTTGTTGCATTTGTTTTTAATCCATCGAAAAATGAATTTGAAAACTTTTTTGCAGCTCCAAATAGGCCTTCGTTTATTTTTTCTTTTGACATTAGATTTCTCCTTTATACTTTTATACTACTATAAATATAGGGTAAAAAAAAAGTGAGGAATTATTTCCTCACTCTTACTGATGGTCCTTTTGGTGAACCTTTTTTGTTTGCCTTTTTATATTCTTCAGCTTCTTTTTTCTTAGCCTCTAATAATTTTTTGAAATAGAAGTTTCTCCAATGAATTGGCATGGAATAAACTTCTGACCAAGTGAATCCATTACCATAGTTAACCATTTCCCAAATTTGGTTATGAAGTTGGATTGAGTACTCACTCGGAAGGGTAAAAAAACCCAACCCCAAAGGGGATATCGAGAGCCTCCGTTTCTCCCGTAATATCAGATGTAAACTGATATTTTAAATCTAAATCTGGTGAGATTTCTCTGATATAATCTCTAATAAACTTAGATTCTCTTGCTAAAAGGTTATTTTTTACATAATTGTTGATAAATCCTCTATCAGTATTACCATCTATTTCTTGAATGATATATCTTAATCTTGTAGACATTTCTTGTGAAACAGCATCTTGACCTTTTTTCTGTAATCTTTGTAGTGCTTGAATTTCAGAATTAATATCTTGTTCATCTTTGTGTGTTAGTAATTTTAACACCACCTCTTTCTTAGATACAGGTAAAGTAATTGAATATCTATTATCAGATGATAATAAGTTTTCATTTACTTCTTTAATCTGAATTTGTGATAAATCGATTACTTCTTTTTGGGTTTCTCCTGTAAATGGGTCGGTAACTTCTACTTGATAATCTTTTCCATATCCTAAGATACGAGTTGCAAGTAAAATAGCGTTTTTATCACCGATGAAAATATCACCAATATCTAAACCTTCTTCTACTACAACAGATTCGAACAACTTATCAAGCACCACCCCCTTTCTTATCAAATTTTGGGAAGCAAGTATATCCTCTTCACGAGCTGTCATATACTTAATCTCCACCGTACCCTTTGATAACGGGTGTCCTTCTGGATATAGTTTACCTTTTGATGGTAAATCTACGATTTCGGTTGGAAAATCAAATTTTGCCATATAACTTTAATTTAAATTGTTTTATATAAATATATACTTTTTAAAAAGTTGGAATATAGACACAAAAAAAGTTCTCACTAAGAGAACTTTTTTCTTTATAAAAATATTGTGGAGTTGTATTAGAATTCTAAAATTGCGTAATCATAAGAAAGTGTTAGAGTGATTTCTGCTGGGTCTGTGGCATTAGCCCAATCTAAATCGTTGAACACTGCATTGTTGATGAAAGCACCTTTTAGAGTCCATTGTTCAATTTTATCACCAACAGGTCCTAACATATAACATTGAATATCTTTTTTATAGAAATCTGCATATCCATCTCTACCAGTTAGAGATTCGTGAGATAATCTAACCCATTCCATCACTGCTTGAGCACCACTTGGAACGATTGGGTCATAAAGACTGATTTCAACATCTTGCCATTCACCCTTACCTTTAAGTTTTCTCTTAACGTTGATATGGTCAAGTGTTACAGTTTCAAACTGAATTGAAGGTCTGTTAGCTGTTTTAATAAGATATGAAGGAATACCATCGATTTCCATGATGAATCTATTCTTCATCTTTGGTTCGAAATTGGTATAGAACATATCGTTAAATTCTAATACTTCTGCCATTTTTTATTTCTCCTATTTTGTACTATTATAAATATAGTTCTTTTTTATTTTTATTTAATTATGCCGAGAACGAAGCTCCTGTTGGTAGAATGTTGAAATCTAACACGATGAATTCAGCAGTTTTCGTTGGTTGTAAGAAAATCTGTCCAGCCAAGATGTTTCTATCGATTACATCAGGTGTGTTATTAGTTTCATCCATTACTACTCTAAAAGCATAAAGTCCTTGTCTTTGTTGTATTCCTTCTAAATAAGGGTTAACAGTATTCAAGAATCTACTTCTTGTTTGAGAAGTATTTTGTTCGAATACTAAGTATCTTGAAGTTGAAGCAATATACTTCTTAACTTTAATCATTAATCTTCTAACATTGATTCTATCAAGTGCGGATGCCTTATCTTGTAAAGTTTTTTGTCCAAAAGCAACGATACCTTCTCCAGGGAACGAAGCGATTGGGTTAACTTTTCCTTCATATAGTGTATCTCTTTCAGCATGTGTTAATCTGTTTAATACAGATACCGCACCTACGATACCACCTCTATTTAAACCAGCGGGTGCGAACCATTCAGCAGCAACAGCATCGTTAGCAGCATATATTCCAGGCATCAATACTGATGGTGGAACTGCAGTTAATCTGTTAGTTCTTGAATCGATTGTTTTAACCCATGGGTAGTAAGTTCCAACATAGTTAGAATCTAAGTTACCAGCCTGTTCAACAGCCTGTGAAATAGTATCTGTTGAAACTTGTCCATTTGCAGAGTTGTAAGTTACACCAACTACATCACCGATGAAGAAAGCATCTTCTCTAGCCTCTACCATATCAACAATCTTATCAAATACATAAGAGTGGTGTCTACGAACAATACCAGGTGCAGTTACTAAGTTGATATCGAAATCATCTGGGTTAGATACTGCGTTGATTGCTCTTACATAAGCAACTGAACCAACTGCTGTTGAAGTTGATAAATCAAATCCTTGTGAGTTACCACTACCAAAGTTAGCAGATGAACCAGCAAGTGCCTTTTCAGTAGTTGGTGATTCACCATCAAATCCTTCTTGGAATCCAACTACGAATTGTCTTTTATTAACATCAGTTGCATTTGAACCTGTTAATTCAAATCCGAATGAGTATGTTCCATTATTGATAGATACTGTTCCATCAAATGCAAACACATCATTTGAACCATATCCTGCAGATACAGGTATTGGTGATAAGAAATGTCCATTATCAACTTTTACTAATGTTGATTCTAAATCAATACCACTATACTTAACACCACTTGATGAAGTGTTATCAGCAGAACCAGTTGAGAATACAACCGATGGAGTTATTGAATCTGAACCTGAGATTGGTGATAGATACTTAGCATGTCCAAATGGTCCTGCCACGATTGGGAACGAACCTTCTGGTTTACATTCTACTCTAATGTGTTTAGAACGATTTGTATAATCACCATTTTCTGTTTGTTTTCCATTTGCATCGATAACAAGATTTCTATCACCGATTACTTTTTTAATGTAGTTTGGAGATGCAGGGTCTAAGTTCAAGTTATTGAATGTTTCTAAGATTACTGGTCTCTTATCTGTATCAGAGTATCCTCTAACTGCGATTGAGAAAGTTGAGTAATCAGTAGAATTATTTGAACCTGCCGCCTTTACATTAAATAATGAAATTTTATATTCTTTATTATAGTTTGAACCATCACCTAAAGTATGGAATCTAAATAAATCATGTCTTTCACCTGAAATCAACTGAGATTTAATCCAAGGAGTTGATGCGTGTTGAATATCGTTTGTGAAAACTTGGTTTCCTAAATCCACTAATACTACTTGTGAACCACTTGAAGTGATGTTACCAGATTCGTTAGTTGCTGCATTTTCAAAGTACTTGTATGCATATGCACCTTTAGAACCTCTTGGAGATTCTCCAAATACATCTGATAAATCATTTCCTGCAGTTGGAAGTACAGATGCTGATACTGATGTATTGTAAGCTGAATCTGAACCACTTAGTTCAATTGAAAAAGCTGATTGAGATATTTGTGAATCAATAGATGCTGTTACACCGGTTGCACTATCCCATAAGTGAGTGGTATTTAAAACTCCTACTAACTTCTCTCCTCCATTAGAACCACTAACAACAATTGCTGCCGGTCCAACTTCAGTATATCCACCAGTATTACCAACTCTTACGATAGTAACAGTTCCTGCTTCTCTTAAATAATTTTGTACGGTATATCCTGTATAGTAAGTTCCATCAGGTGTACCGAATATTTCTTCAAATTCTGATTGTGTATTGACAACGGTTGGTACGAATGCAGGTCCTTTATGGAAAGGTCCAATTACGGCTGCTCCGATTTCTCCAATCCCTTGTGCTAAGAAAGATAAATCATTTTCTCTCGTAAATACACCAGGTGATACAATTTTTTCTGCCATTTTATATTACTCCTTGTTAATTATCTTGTGTAAATGTACACATATAAATATAAAATACTTTTTCTAAAGTATTATTTTATTTAATTAGTAACCGATTCTTCTACCGATTCTTCAGATTTTTCAGATTTTTCAGTAGGAGTGAATGTATTTGTAGCTGGGTCATAATTTCCATCACCATATTTTTCATTCAATCCTTTGAATAATTCTTCTTCTGTTTGTTGTAACTCTTTGTGTTTGTTTAGAAGTTGTTCTTTAAACCCATCAAGTTCACTAATTCTTCTTTCTTTTTCAATTTGAAGTTGTCCTAATTGTGTAAACACATTTGAAACATCTTGTCTTAATTGATTAATCTGTGAAACTTCTTCTTCTGTAAACTGAATTGTGTTTGCCATTTTGATATATTTTATTTAATGTTTTGTTTATATATATAAATATATGATTTTTTCTCAAACATAAAAAATATTATGCCGTAAATGAGAATGATGCCCATGAAGATTTTAATCCATGGTCAATCGCTCTTACTCTAAAATAATATGTAGTACCTGGTGATAATGAATATCCAACTAATACTTCAACCGAAGTTGAACTCCACTCTGAAACATCTGCAATAAGTGAACCAAAGTTAGAATCGTTATCAATTTGGAAATCATAACCTGTAATACCAGTATCACCTGTTGATGATGGAGCTGTCCATGATACAGATGGTGATGAATATGATAATCCAGTAGGTGCTGATGATGCTCCTAAATCAGTATGAGAACCACTTGTACCTTTATTATGTGAAATATATCCATTAACTAAATAAGTATCTTGTTCTTCAACATCAATTGATACAATCTCTGTTGTTTCATTTACAGCAACTTTAGATATTACCTCTACTTCTTCGATACCACTTGTTCCTTGTTTAATAAGTTTATCACCTTCTTCTATTGTAATAATTTCTTTAAATTTATAATCACCACTTATAACATCTTTTACTAAAAATGGATGTTCACCAGTTGCAGTGATTTCACCATCATTAATATTATAGTATCTTTGAGCAAAAGAATAAATAACACTAACTACTGTAACTTCTTTTGGTGTTGCATCAAGCGTTTCAGCATTCCATTCTAAGAAATCTCCATCAGAATCAGATGATAATCCTGCTAATGCATATCCATCTAAAATATCTCCTTCTTCTAATTCACCCGCCTCTACAATTGTTCCATCTGCTTTTAATATTGGTGAATCTGAAGTTAAACATAATGCAGTGTTTCCATCATATGTATCAATTGAATATACTGCCTTTGTTCTTGGAACATTATATCCATTACCACTTCCAATATGGTCGTTATATCCATCAGCAAAAGTAGCAGATATGGTATGTGATTGTGCAGATAATAATGATGTTTGAGAACTTGGAGATTGTGGGTTCATAGCTCCTGCTGATAATGTAGCTCTAAATGTAGGTGTTCCACTTACAGAAATGTAACTACCACCAGTTACTCCCCATGTAAAATTACCCGAAGAGCCGGATATTATTCCAAAGTTTGTTCCAGGACTTGTAAAAGTCATATCATATGTATCTGAAGTAGATTCTACTAAATAGGTATATCCAGTTACTGAATCTACTGAATCTACTGCGAATGTTGATAATCCAATATCATCACCAGCAGATGGTGAACCTTTAATTGTTCCCAATGATACATTAGCTCCTTGAGTATTTCCAGTTGCTCCTGCTAAATTATTTAAACTAAGTGTATCTCCAGATGTAAGTGTTGGCATATTATTCTCCTAAACTATTATAAATATGTAATAATGAATCAATCCAATAATCTTTATCAGAAAATTCATCAATCATATATTCTTTTATGTGTAAAAACCATTTATTTTTTTCTTCATAAGAAGAGTTTACTATCTTAATATAAATATCATCAAATTCTTTTTTAGTCGAAGCTCTATAAGGATACTTCAATTCTCTACACCATTCTTTATGAATAATAGGTAATTTACCCCTATCAACTGCTTCAAATATACCATATCCAAAAGGTTCTACCGAAAAACATGAATGAGATATTCCCCAATCCATATTATAAAATATATCTTTAAATTCAGAATCATAATGATATATTTTTGATTTACTAACATCTACCTTTACTCCATTTTTCCAAATAATTTTAAATTCAGATGAATTTGTAAAAATAAAAGATTCTTTTCTGTCTAAATAATGTGGATTTTTTCTACCTTCGCATCTTGAAGCAAATCCTAATTTAGTTGATTTACTTAAAAGTTTGTTGTGTTTAAACTCATAGAAATTTTTAATGTTTATATTATCATATGGTATTTTATATAATCCAATCCATATATTTGTTTTGGCCCAATCTGATACTTGTTGTTCCCAACTTGAATCAATAAAAGGATGCCAACCTAATGAAGCATCTGTAAATGTTTGTGATTTTAAAACATGGTCTACCGAATTATGTAATACATTTGAATGAATTTTATCTTTATTATCTTCTATACATCTCATTGGAGTATAATGTCCATGTAATATATTAATTCGTCTTGCACCCCTACATAGTTCTTCAAACTTTTCTATATTTTCACCATGCCAATATGTTTCAATTGGAAATTGATAATCTTCATGACCTTTGGGTTTGTTTCTATGAATTAAAAGAATTGGTTTTACATCTAATTTAGGTGCAACCAATTCCATCCATAGATTTACCCAAGTATCAGTTCCGGCGTTTACCCATGGGCCTCCACCAGTTGTGTAATAAACATCGTACATTAACCTCTATTAAATTTTAATTGAAATACTTTATGATTTTGGTCTAATTCTGCAGTTGATAGTGCTTTGTTATAAAGTAATAAACCACCAAATCTCCAAGTTCCACCTCTATCTCCACCACCACTACCTGTTGAAGTAGAACCTATCGTATTATATGAGAATACTGAATTAGTTGCCATTGCATAAGATGAACCTACATTTGAACCATTTATATAATTTTGTGCATTACCACCACTCCATACAACAGTCCAATTGTTCCAACCACCAAATATTAAACTTTCACCATTTGCAAAGTAATCATGGTTTCCATCAACTCCACCATTAGTTTCTGCTTCAGTAATGTAAGAAGTAGCTGAATTGTTTTTTACTGCCCAATAGTTTGTGTATTTTCCACCAAAAAGTGCATGAGATGATGAATATTGACCAGTTGAATCGTAATCTGACCAAAACCAAACTGACATTGTACTGTTGTTACTATCTGTATCTAATGAAATTGTAGAACTTAATGCTATTCTTTTAAGATTTGCACCATCATCTGTTTCAATTTGAATATATGGATGTTTATTTGCTGGTGTTTGTACCATTGATGAGTTATCCAAAGTACCATTAACTCCATTAGATGAAATACTTGGAGCCATATTAGTAAGTGTTGTACCACTTACATATGAATTTCGATTACCAACATCATAATATAATTGTAAAGAATCAAGTGTGATTGATGGATTTATTTTTGTACTATGGTGTATTGTACTACCTTTTACTGTTACTGACATTTCTATACCTTTATAACGATAACACCAGAAAAATTAGATGTAAATTCTAATTCAACAACATTTGAATTTACCGAAGTTATGTTTTCTGGTATTACCTGCTCTTTACTTGAGTTATATACCTGAACTATTGGGTACTCTTCGTTCAAACTATGAGTAATTATGTGTTTTGATGCAGATGAAACTGTTTCTTTATAAAAAGTTGATTCTGATTTTGCATCACCTGATGTTGAATCTTCAAACTTTACTTTATTATTATCATCAAGTTTTAGTTTTACTTTATTATCACCTTCTCCTATTTCAAGTTCTTTAATTTTAAGTGTTTTAAGTGCATCGGTTTGGGAATCTTTAAATTCTACATTTCCATCGGTATCTCTCTGTAATAATGTTCCACCTAAATCAATAGTAGAACCACTTAAATATAAATCCCTCCATCTAAATGTAGATGAACCTAAATCATAGGTTACATTTTGTGATGGAACAAGGTGAGTTGATGCAGTAATAGCATTGTTAACTTGAAATATTGGTACACCAGATATATCGTTAACAGTAAATACATTACCAGTATTATCGTCATCTACTGATAGTAATTCACCATTTGAACCTGATACTGTAAATACAGTATTTCCGTTATTATTATGAGTAATTACTGTTTCTGATGTAACAGATGTGATGGGTGAATTTACAATTGTATGTGTGTCACTAAATACAGATAAACTTCCACTTGTACCACTACCACTTACAGTTACTGCAGAAGCAGTGAATGTATTTAATGATTCATTTGATACTGATGTATTTGCTAATTGTAATGAACTACTTATAATTCCACTTGGAATGTTTTGTAGGTCATTATAATCAGTAGATAGTCCAGCAAAATCAGAAGCAACAGATTGAGAAAATTCAGTAAATGTTTCGTTTGATGATGAAAGTATTCCACTTGGAATGTTTGTAAAATTATCATAATCTAAATAATATGAAGCAGGTTGTCCATTTAAGTTTGAGGCATCATCCGCAGAACCACTAACAACATGACCACCTTTTGCAACCACAACAAATCCACTTTGAGCAGATGATAAAACTACTTGTACGGTATCTTGGTCTGTTAAAGATACAGTTTGTGGTATAATTTGGTTATCATTGTTATCATATACAGATACAATTACATTTTTAGAATTGAAGTTGTGTCCAACATTTATTGTAGATGAATTATCAAAAGAAGATGTTACAGTTGCAACTTCTCCGATATCTGTACTAATGTTTGTTAATCCACTACCATCACCAAAGAAATATGATGCAGTTACATTACCATTAACATTTATTGAACCTGTGGTTTGGGAATTTGTAGTAACAACTTGTTCTATGGAAGGTGTACCGGAATCCTTTTCGAAGAATATTCGACCATCATAGGTATTAATAGCTAATTCTCCGAGTTCTAAATTACTCGTAGAAGGAACTTTACCAGATACTGCTGTTCTTTTTAGTTTTACTACTTGTGCCATATGTATGACTTACCGTTTTCAAATTATATAATTATTAAAAATAAGAAAATCCCTTATATAAGGGAATTAACTTTCTTATTGTATTTTTGACTTTAATTCGTCAATTTGTTTTTGTTGTTCCTTAATAGCTTCTATCAAGAGACCGGTAAGTTTGGCATAATCTACACCTTTAAAACCATTATCTCTATCAGTTACTAATTGTGGAAGAACTTTCTCTACATCTTGTGCAATCACACCAACATTTGGTAAAGATTGTTGTAATTCATCTGCATTTTCGTTCCAATTCCAAGTTACACCTTTTAGAGATTGAACTTTTTCTATTGGGTTAGAGATAAGTTCTATATTATCTTTTAATCTTTCATCTGATGATGCGTATGCTACAACATCACCACCTACATTCAATGCCCCACTAATACCAACACCACCAGTTACTATAAGAGCTCCTGTTGTTTTAGTTGTTGAAGCGGTTGAGTCAGAAATATTAACTGCTGCTGAGAATGTTTTAGCTCCACTAAATGTTTGTGTTCCACTTAGGTGTGCTGTATTTGATGATAAGTAAGCATCTGCAATTGCCGTACCTTGCCAAGTACCTGTTGAGATTGTTCCTAACGTAGTTAAGTTTGTTGAACCAGCCCAAGTTGATACCGCAGTGTTTTCAACATTTCCTAATCCAATATCTGATTTTGTAAGGTTTCTTGTAGATACACTTGCATTAGCATCTGTAACGTGTCCTAAAGTATCAGTTGTAATATTGAAATCTAAATCAGAAATTACAGTTGCTCCTGTCAACGGAGTTGTATCAATATCTATATCATCACCGGCATGAGTAGGGTGAGTATAATTTGAAGTACCCGCGACATCTACTCCAATTAAACTTCTAACTTCAGCCGCTGTAATTCCAGTATTTAATGAAGGGGTTGAACCATTTGAAGTAATTGCTGGAACTGAGGTATCAATAGCGTTCCAAGTAGCGGCTGATGCAATATATGAATCTGCAATTGCCGTACCATTCCATGTACCAGTTGTAATTGTACCTAATGTAGTGATTGAAGTATTACCAGCACCTATTACGATTCTTTCTTCAGAACCCGCTAAACCAGCAACCCAATAATCATTTGATTCATCCCAAAGTAAAGCTGAGTTGGTAGAACTTCCTCTTTCGATTTCGATACCACCATTTTGTGAAGGAGTTCCTGCCTCATCTGAGTTAAGTACAAGAACATTATCACCAATATTTACGGTATTTGAATTTACAGTTGTTGTAGTACCATTTACGGTTAAGTTACCTGTAATTGTTACGTTGTTTGAGAATGTTCTATCACCTGCAATTGAATCTGCTAAACCGATAGTTACAGTTCCACCACTACCAAGAGTAATTGAATCACCACCATCGATTGAAATTTCATTTGAAGTTCCTGCAAAAGATAATGTAGTGTTACCTTGAACTGCTGTATTTGCAGATGAACCATAATTAACTGCAATAGTTGGAGTTGAACCTTCTCCTGTGTTTGAACCAATAGTTACACCTGTTCCACTTCCAAGAGTTGCAACATAATTACCACTTGTTTGTGTTCCTAATGCGATATCACCTGTAATTGAACCAGCCTGAACTTGACTTGAACCTGAAATAGTACCTGATGGTAAGATTGCCTGAACATCACCATTTGTTACAGTACCTAAAGTTGTTATATTAGATGAACCTGCCCAAGTAGAAAGAGCAGTATTTTCAACATTTCCTAAACCAACTTGTGATTTTGTTACTGAGTGTGGGTTGGAGGTTGATGCAATGTGAGAATCAACTGAAGAAGTATAAGTTTCTAATGTATCAAATTTATCATCAGAGGTAGCCCAAACCAAATCATTAGAACCAGTATAAGTTTCTAAATATGTTAATCTACTATCTTGAATAGATTGTTCTGTTGTTATAGAACCTGTTTCAGTTGAAAGTTGGTCTAATCTACTATTTTGAGTTGTATTAGTTGTATCGTTTGATGCAGTATAAGAGTTTAATGAACTTAAAACATCAGTAATCTGAGCTGAACCAGAAACTACACCACCTTTTAAATTTGCTGATAGTGTATTTGAACTTAAAATTAAATCAACTTGTGATGTATCAGTAATAGATAATGTTGGTTGATATGAAGAAGTTGCTGCTTCAATATTTGATAATCTCGAATCTTGATTAGTATTTGTTGTATCATTAGATGATGTATAAGAGTTAAATGTATTTTTAAATCCACTAACGTCTATACCATCAACAGTACCCGTTACCGCAATTGAACCAGTAACTCCTAAACCATTACCAAATTGTATTGCGTTTCCATCAGATGATAAAATTTTCTTATGTGCTGCTACTTGAACAGGTGCATCTAACTCAATATTACCATTTCCATTTGAACTAAGAGTGATATCTCCATTTGCAGTTTCTAATGTAATAGTATCATTTCCAGTTTCTAATACTTTAAACGACTCACCCGCATCAGTTTGAATAGTAAGGTCTGTACCATCTGTTGAAATTACTTGAGTTCCATTTATATAAAGAGAAGCGGAAGAAATATAAACATCTCTAAATGGATTTTCTGCTGTTCCAAGGTCAATGTTAGTTGCCGATGGCACCATACTTTTACTTAGTGTTACAGAACTATCACTTTGTGATAATGGGTTATTGTTGATATCATTAAATTCAACTTGTGATGAAGCACTAAATACTCCATCAAGATTAAATAAATCATCAATTTGTGCAGAGGATGAAACAATACCTGTTCCACCAAAGGTTAGATTTGAACCTTCACCCTGAAATGACCCACTAAATGAACCACTATAAACACCACCTTCTGGGTATGTTACAGAAGCTCCATCTGCGAATGTCATTGAACCTGAAATTATGGGACTGTGTATAATCATTTTTTATTCTCTTCCTTTTATATTATAAATATATATTTTTTTAAATAGAACCACCATCAACTGAACTTATCACGGTTGCATCAGCAGTACCAGTAACATCACCTGCCATTGTGATTTGATTAGAACTACTAAATACTCCTAAATTATTAATTTCTGTTGTAACTGCCGTATCCAAACCATCAATGTTATCTGATGAGATAGAACCACTAACTATATGACCACCTTTTGCAACTACAACATATCCGCTTTCAGCACTTGAGAATGTTACTGTGATTGTATTGTTATCAGTAACTCTTAAAGTCTGTGGAATAATTTGATAGTTTGCATTATCATATACTTGAGCAATTGGATTTGGTGTATTTAAGTTGTGATTTACAACCCATGTTGATGAATTTGTAAATGAACGTTGGACGGTTGCAGATTGGTCAACGGTAATATTCGTTAGTTGAGAACCATCTCCTACAAAGTAAGATGCAGTTACAGAACCACTAATTTCAACTGAGCCGGTATAAACATTTCCAACTAATTCTTGTACAGTATCACCCTGTGAACCACTTCTTCTTAGAAATACTTTACCATCATCAACGTTTATTGCTAATTCGCCAATCGATAAATCACTTGTGGTTGGTTTGGAACCAGGAGTGGTGCTTCTTTTAAGTTTGATAATTTGAGCCATATTTATCTATTCCAATCTATTTTTTAAAGATGTAACTTCTTTTGATAATTCTTTAATTCCTTCTATAAGTAATGATACTATCTTATCATATTTTACGGCTTTATACCCATTTTCTCTCGTTTGTACCAATTCTGGTAAAATTTCTTCGATTTCTTGAGCAATTACTCCATAATCCTTACCTTTATAAATATTTTGTTTTTCTTCATTCCATACAAAACTGTTACCAGAAATTTGGTTTATTTTTTCTAATGGGTTAGAAATTGGTTGAATATTATCTTTTAATTCTCTATCTGATGATGCATATGCAACAATATCATCACTTGATTTTATTGAACCACTAAAGAAAGTATCTTGATTTATAAATAATCTACTATTTGAATTATCCCAAGTGAATGAAGCATTTGCTCCAGCAATTTCAATACCACCACCATCGGCAGCTGCTGAATTTGATGAACCACTTGCAACGGTTATTAACTTATCTTCAATTCTTAATTCACTTACTTGGATTTCAGCAGATGTTCCTAATACTTCTAAATTTCCAGTTACAGTTAAGTTACCTGTAAATGAACCTGTTTTAAATGTTACATCAGATGTAGTTGAAAGGTTTTGATTTATAGTATCAAGATTTGCTTTATTTGAATGAGTATGAGAATCAGTTTCTAATGAATCTAAACGAGTATCTACTGATTCGGAATATTGTGTACCTACAATTAAAGTATTGATTTGGGTTGAACCAGAAACTACACCACCAGAAAGGTTTGCAGAAATACTACCACCATTGATAATCATATCAACATTAGAAGTATCACTTGATGCTGAAATTATATTATTTGATATTCCACTTAATTCTGTAAAGTTTACTTGTGAAGAACCTGATACTACACCACTTGGTAGTAAAGAAGTTAAATCACCAAAACTTAAAACACCACTACCATTTGTAACAAGTGCTTGTCCATTTGTTCCATCCGATGTTGGGAATTTATATGCGTTGTTGAAAGTAATAGCTCCACCATCATTACCATCAATCTTAAACTGTCCGTTATTACTTGAAGGGTCTGCACCTGTTCCATCGGTATCAACAGCAACTGAAAACTGTGTTCTAGCAGCATTATTTGTATTATCAAAAGCAAACGCACCACCTACAAGTAGTGATGTACCATTATAGTATTCGTGGTTACTTCTAAATAGATAATCACCTGATTGTACTGCAGAAGGTGAACCACTTGAACCTCTGTATCTTCTTGTTCTAACATCAGGTGCATCTGAAGTATCGTTATACTGCTCCATTCTAATTTGAGCAGTTTGTGCACCCTCACCTGTCATGTGAAGTGTAACTTCTGGGTTGGATTGATTGATACCTAAGTATTTATTTACGGTATCTAATGCAAGAATATTTGAAGAAGTTACTGAATTTGTTCCTGTTGCAATGATTGTTTCATTAGCGGTAAATCCACCACTTGCTGATACAAATCCTTCTAATTGAGTTGAACCACTAATAACACCTTCTACATCTAATTTGGTTTTTATTGTCGTATCAATAGATGAAGTAAATGATTCAATTGAATCAATTCTACTATCAAATGAAGAAGTTGTAGAATGAATATTTGTAATGTTTATATCATTAGATGCAGTATATGCATTAATTGAAGTTAAAACATCAACAATTTGTTCCGAACCACTAACTACACTATCTCCATTGATTTCTAAGTATCTTAAATCTAAAGATGAAGTTACTTGGTCTGAACCCGATACTATACCATCAATATTAAATAAATCATCAAATTGTGCTGAAGATGAAAGTACTCCATCTGCATCTAATTTTGCTTTAATACCTCCTAAGAAGTGTGTTGAACCTGTTGCCAGTGTAAGTACAACATCTCCCACATTACCATAATATCCACTTCCATCTGTTGTACCACTACCATTGTGTGATATACCAGTAATATTTTCCGAATACAGATTGGATGAGTTTATAGATGTGATATCACCCGCACCAGCATCAATCAACGCTTGGTTTACTGCGTAGTTTGTTGGAATTACATTTTGGTCATTATCAATTGAGTTAGATACATTTAAGAATGCTGCTGTACCTAAAACTCTATATCCTACTGAACCAGCCGAACCACTAACAAGTGCATTTAATTCACCACTTCCTAATTCGGAAAGAGATGAAAGTGATAAACCACTAAATGTTGGTGAATCTGATTCTTTTAATCCTAAATCTACGTTTGTATCTGTATCGTTTATACTCGCGGTTAATACACCTTGATGATTTGATACAAATGATGAACCTGAAATTACATCATCTCCGTTGATTTCTAAGTATCTTAAATCCAATGATGAGGTTACTTGAGATGAACCACTTACAATTCCATTTCCAACTACCTCATACCTTAAATCTAATGATGAGGTTACTTGAGATGAACCGGAAACAGTTCCTTCTGGTAGAAAATCAACTACTTGTTGTGAACTACTTACTAATGTATGGGTTGAACTTGCTATCTCTTCATATCTTAAATCTAAAGAAGATGTTACCTGGTCTGAACCCGAAATTACATCATCTCCATTGATTTCTAAATATCTTAAATCAAGTGATTGTGTTACTTGAGATGAACCAGAAATTACCCCACCATATAAATTAGCAGTTATATTGCCATTTGTAATTGTAAAATCAATATTGTTTGAATCTGTTGAAGATGATACTATATTCGAAGGTATAGATGAGATATCTCCATAAACTATTTGTTCTGAACTACTAACTACGCTATCTCCATTGATTTCTAAGTATCTTAAATCTAATGATTGTGTTACTTGAGATGAACCGCTAACAATATTACTACCACCAAAATTTATATTTCCATGTTGAATATCTGTTAATTCAGAACCATCTCCCTTAAATCCTACCGATGAAGTTACTTTGGCATCTAAAACAAATGAAGTTGTATTATGGTCCCAAGTTATTGATTTATTAGCACCATCAATATAAATACCAGCACCATCAGCGGTTGTTGAATCTGTTGAACCACTTGCTAAAGTAATTAATTTATCTTCGATACTTAATTCTGTTGTAGAAATTTCGGTTGCAGAACCTAAAACAGTTAAGTTTCCATTTACAATTACATTCCCAGTAAACGAACCTGTATTAAATGTTACAGTTGAAGTTGTTGCTAAATCTTGGTCAATTGTATCAAGATTTGCTTTATTTGAGTGTGAGTGTGAAACATCACTTAATAAATCTAATCTACTTTCATGTGATGCAGAAGTTAATTCTAAGTTATCTAATCTTCCATCTTGTGAACCACTATCCGATTCTAACTGATTTAATCTATCTTCATATGATGCAGTTAAATTGGTAAGTGTTGTACTTTTTTCTTCTTCTACATCTAATCTACTACTTAAAGAACCTGTTTCAGTTTCTATTTGAGATAATCTATCATCATGTGATGCAGAAGTTAGTTCTAAACTTGTTAATCTTCCATCTTGTGAACCGCTATCAACTTCTAACTGGCCCAATCTATCATCATGTGATTGAGAAGTTAGTTCTAAGTTATCTAAACGATTATCTTGTGAACCAGTATCAGTTTCAAGTTGTGTTATTCTATCATCGTGTGATTGGGAAGTTAATTCTAAGTTATCTAAACGATTATCTTGTGATGCAGAATCTAATTCTAAGTTTGTTAATCTTCCATCTTGTACACCTTGTTCATCTTCAATAGAACCTGTTTCAGTTTCTAATTGTGATAATCTATCATCATAAGATGCTGTTAGTGTTTGTAAAACAACACTTTTTGCTTCTTCATCATCCAATCTCAAATCCAATGATGATGTTTCAGATTCTATATTTGTTAATCTATTTTCAACAGATGATGTATAATCGGAAAAATCTGTATTTGATGATGATAAAATTCCACTACCTGGTAATTTAATATCTTCAATTGAAGCAGATACAACAAAAAGATTATTGTATCTTTTTGATAATGAACCTAAATCATACTCAGCATCGTTATCAGGTATAAGAGAACCACTAAGAGATGAATTTACAATAATTTCATCACTTGCATCTCCTGTTCCTAAAAATATACTACCACCAAGAACAATATTACCATCAATTGTTGCATCACCACTTAACTTTAAGTTAGATGCAGTTATATTACCATTTAAAACAATATTACCATCGATTAATCTATCTAATGGTAGTAAAGAATAAACAGAAGAACCACTTGCATATTGAATTGAACCTGTTGTGTAATTAAGAAATATTTCACCATCTGTCAATGCTGGTGATGCTGAAGTACCTCTTCTTAGTTTTAATATTGCTGCCATTTAATTCTGCTTCCTAATTTATTACATATAAATATAAAATATGAGAATTTGTTGTTCACTAAACACTCTATCACTTATATAAGTATAAGAAAGTTAAAAGTATAAAAAAAATCCCCAACCTTTCGGAAGGGGATTTCTTAATTTATAAGTAAATTCTTATTAGAATGTACCTCCATCAATTTCGTTACTTGCAACGAATGATGAACCATTCCATTGAATTACATCTCCAGCGTTTGAAGGAGTAACTGCCTCAAGTGATTTATTTGAATCGAAATAAACGAATGAGTTAGCAGATGCCGCATTGATTCTCAACTCAGCAGTTCCACTAATTGTTACATTTGTTCCATCATCAGTAATCAATGAGTCAACTAATAATCCATTAGAATCAGCCTTAAGTACTGTATTAGAAGTTGGAGAAGAATCTAATCTCGCAAATTCTTTTTCAGAACCAAGAGGTCCACCTTTCCAATAGTCATTAGTACCATCCCATAGTAATGAACCACTAACTGTGTTTCCACCAGTAGAATCAGTAACTTGTAAACCAGCAGTAGATTGAGCACCACCGATGTTAAGTTCTAAGATGTTATCACCAATTTGAACAGTAGTTGAGTCGATTGTAGTAGTTGTTCCTAATACTGAAAGGTTTCCAGTAACAGTTACATTACCAGTAACACCTAAATCATTAGTAACTGTCAAATCATTTCCGATTGTTACATCATTTGGTAAACCAACAGTTACAGTTCCACCACTACCTAAAGTTACTGAACCACCACTAACTTCAATTTCGTTAGAAGTACCTTGAACTGTTAATGAAGTGTTACCTTCAACAGAAGTTCCTGCAGTTGAACCATAATCAACTTCTACTGAGTTATCAACACCATTAAGTGAGATACCTGTACCAGCAACATCAGCATTAAGTGCGGAAGCGGGAACTCCACCTGATTTGATTGATACATTTCCACTTGTTACACCAAAGTTAGTTGATGAGAATGAAGCGATACCTTTTTGTGAAGTTGAACCATCTTGTACTGAAACAGTTACAGTATCAGTAGCAACAGTTGCGGATACTCCAGTACCACCAGCGAATGAAAGTGCCCCATCTAATAAAGATACGGTATCATTTGAACCATCAGAACCACTAACAGTAAGTGTAGTTGATAATCCTGTAATTCCACTACCATCTCCAAAGAATGAACCACTAAATGAACCAGTAACACTAACATCAGCAGAGTTACCAATTGTAGTTCCATCTAATTGAGATGAACCAGAAATTACACCATTAGTTGCGTTGATTTGACCAGTTACATTTCCTGTTACATTTCCTGTTAAATCACCATACAAGTTAGTTGCGTGTACTTCAGCAAATTTATCAGTAGATGAACCTAAATCGTAAGTGTTAGTTGCAGATGGAATAATATCTGAAGAAACTTCACCACCGAAAGAGATTGTATCAGAAGATGCATCTCCAATTGTGATGTTACCTCCAAGAGTAATATTACCATCAATCTTAGCATTTCCAGTTAAATCAAGTGTAGAACCTGAAATACCTCCTAAGTTTACATCTTGTCCATCTAATAAATCAACGATTTGAGTTGAACCAGAAACTAATGTATGAGAAGCAGATGCCTTTTCTTCAAAAGTTGCCGATAATGAAGCTGTATAAGTTTCAATATTACTTAATCTTCCATCTTGAACACCTTGTTCAGTTGCAATAGAACCAGTTTCAGTTGCAAATTGGTCTAATCTTGTATCTTGTGCAGATTGTTCAGTTGCAATTGAACCAGTTTCAGTTTCAAGTGAACTTAATCTTGCATCTTGTGCAGATTGTTCAGTTGCGATAGAACCTGTTTCAGTTGCAAATTGGTCTAATCTTGTATCATGAGCTGAATCAGCTGATTGTAAGTTTGAAATATCAGTATCATTAGATGAAGTATAAGAGTTTAATGAATCTAAGATTCCAACTACTTGAGCTGAACCAGAAACAACATCATCACCACCAGCTAAAAGAATTTTAATTTCTGAATCTTTAACACCAGCTTTCCAATAGTCATTTGTTGAATCCCAAACTAATGAACCAGTATCAGTAGTAGGTGCAGTAGCATCTTTTACATAGATACCACCATTAGTAGCTCCTGTTCCATTTAATTCGATGATATTATCACCAATTTGAACAGTTGTAGAATCAACAGTTGTAGTTGTTCCTTGTACATCTAAGTTACCAACAACAGTTAAGTTGTTTCCAATTGTTACATCATTTGGTAATCCAATTTGAATTTGGTTGTCAGTTACTGCAGTTTCAATTTCGTTTGCAGTTCCAATAACAGAAAGTGAATCTGTTAATAAATCAACTTCATCATTACCAGTTGAACCACTAATTTTTAAGTTAGTTGCTAAACCAGTTAATCCACTACCATCACCTTCGAATGAACCAGTGAAAGTTGAACCACCATCTGCATCACCAAAATTATCACCACTTACTCGGCCTGAACCGAAATCAGTAGCAACATTTAATAATTGTCCTGAACCACTAAATACATTAGTTCCACCAAATAAAGTTTCATCAGTAATTGAACTACCTAATGATACTGAAGTACCACTAATAGTGATTGAAGAATTACTTAATGATGAATTACCAATATTTGATAGAGTGTTGTTTCCACCATCAATAGTTTTATTAGTAAGAGTTTCAGTTGCTGAAGCATGAGAACCAGTATATGATTCTAAATTAGATAATCTGTTATCTTGTGCAGATTGTTCTGAAGCAATTGAACCAGTTTCAGTTGCAAATTGGTCTAATCTTACATCTTGTGCAGAATCTTTAGTTTCTAAAGCTCCTGTTGCAGCTGCTAATTCAGATTCAGATACGAAATCATCATCTAAAGATGATGTAAATGATTCAATACTTGATAATCTAAGATTTTGTGCTACATCAGTAGATGCTAAAGATGAACTGAATGTAGAATATCCATCAGTATCAGAAATTGTAATTTGTCCTGAACCACTAACTACTGTTTCAGCATCTAATTTTAATTTTACTCTTGCATCTGTATAATATAAGTTTGAACCTTCACCAACATTATCTGTGGTAAAAGAACCACTATCTGTGAAAGCTAATTGAATTTGTGAAGAACCAGATACGATTCCTGTTCCACCTGTCTGTGCCGATGCTTTTACTTCAACATTACCTGCCTTATTAAGGATGTAAAGTTTTTCTTCTGCGGTATCATAAAATGGAATACCGTCAACCGAAGTATCATAATCACCACCAGTTAAATTAGGAACAGAAGTACCTTGAAGTACTTTGTTTGCTGGAGTTACCGTAGAACCATCTACCCCAAGAAACAATAATGAATCTCCGTTAGCAGCAGTAATGCCTGATGAACCTGTTACAACGAGTAATTCACCTGCTCTTTTGGTAGCACTAGCAACAGATTCTAACGAACCCCGTCTATGTTTTATAATTTGTGCCATTATTTTTTTTTCCTTTGTTAAATATGTTTAACCGAAAACCTTTATTTTGTTCAACAGGACATTTGCCTAAATATTTTTAATAAGCACTATATAGTACTTCCAATATAAATATAAAAAAGTTTTAGTTTATTTAAATTCCACCACCATCAATGGTAGATTTACCCACACCTTCGGTAAAATGTACCGAACCCGTATCGAGAGATACTCCATTTGAGTTAACAATGATTCCACTTGATGCTCTTACTGAAATAGAATTAGAACCAGTAATGATACCATCACCTTGTCCTATATCTAATTGAGCTGTTCCACTAAATGCACCACCTAATAAACCACTACCAGCAATTACTGCAGTGATATCACCAGTACCAGAACCACCACTTCCTCCAAATCCACTAAATTCAGACCACGATACTGTTGGAGTAAATGTAGAAATAAAATCTGGTTGAGTTACTGTTGCTTGATAAGTAGATTCAGCATCTTCAACCCATACAACTTGTTTATCAGAAATACGAGCAATAGGAATGTTAGCTAAATCTGTGTATTCAGCTACAGTATAAAAGGCACCTTTGATAAATTCAATATCTGCGAGGGCCGTTCCCGAACCGGATGCTGCCGAGGTTAATTCAACCTTACTACTAAATGATGGCATTTACTTTTCTCCTTTATTCTTTATTATATAAATATTATGGTGCAGAACCACTCGAAGGAATTAACCTTACTTCATAAGAAGCCGCGGTGTTTACACTATTTCTACCTATTATATTCCATCTTGTATAACCATCCACTGCCGAATCTACATCGAACATATGGATTTGTGTTCCAGCGGCGGTGAATGATGATTCACCAGCTGCTTTTAGATATAGTACATATTCTCCATTTGTACTACCACCCAAACTATCTGTCATAGATGTTGGAATACCATCCATATCAGACCCACTTGGGAATATTATCATAATTTGTTCAGCAGTTGAACCATTACCATTAAATGAACTTGAAATAATAGTATCTAAGTTCGAACCACTAACTGTGTTTCTTAAAGTCATTGTTCCACCACCAACTGTGATTGATGAACTACCTAATTCACCAGTTTTAAGTTCATAAATTGGAGAAGGTCCAACACTTTGATATCCTGTAATTAAATCTGGTTCAAAAGATGTATCTTCTGATGTGATACCCATTAAACCATCATAGTTACCATCAGATAATGTACCAGCACCAGTTCTTGTGTTTGTGTAGATATAAACTTTTCCATAATCTGCTGCTGCCGATACCACTATTGATTCATTTGTTAAGGTTACACTTTCTCCATAACTATCAGTTACAGTTATATTAATTGAATACGAACCTGCTGATAATGAACCTGTTGGTTCTATTGTGAATGGAGATGAACTACCACTAACATCAAACTTACCACCATCCGTTCCCGCGAGCGTGATTGTAAATGGTGAGTTGTTTTCTGTATCTGTTACAGTTAATGTACCAATATCAGAACCACTAATTGCCTCATCTGAATTTAATCCATTATCAGTAAAGTTTGCAGATGGAGATGAGTTACCAAATACAGTTGCAGTTACTGAACCACTACCAATATTTCCATATTGGTCATCAAATGTTATAGTTGATGTAAATGTATCGCCACTTTGAGTTACTGAACCACTTATATCTACACCAAGAGTTAAATTACCACTTGAATCAACAACGATTGCCTCGTTTGATGAGGTAAATGATTGAACTACTGCTGTACCATAATTTGGTGAACCATATGAAACGGTTAATTGAGCAGGACTTCCTTGATTAAATCCTGTTTGGTCTCTAAATACAGAACCATTTTCTGCAGATTCTATAATATAAATTGCAGTATCTCCACTAAGTGTACCATTACCTGCTTGTATGATTGTTACAGAACCACTATGTACTCTTGTTTCGAATCCATGTTCATCTTCGATTGAAGCTGTATAAGGATAACTACCTGCTGGTATTGAAGTTGAGTTTACTAACAACTTCATTTGTGGTGTTGAGATACTTGGGGTAAAATAAGTTGAATTATAGTTTGTAAAACTTAAAGAACTATTTGGAATAGTATCACCTTCAGTATCAGATAAATTTAATCTTACTATTTCCGAAGAACCAGTTGCCTGATTTGTATTTGTATTAAATGTTTGAGTAGATGAAACACTTGGTGCGTTGTTTTTAGCAACATTTACTGTAATTGTATCACTACCCACATTTCCATATTGGTCTGTCCAACCAATTGTTGATGTAATTGTATCACCATTTACATTTCCACTACCACTAATATCAGTACCAACTGATAATACACC